AGCAATTTTTTCACTTTTACCCTTCTTCCACGCCGCTACAATGTCTGCACTTTCTACACCACGTTGTTTAGCGTGCCACTCAATAGTTTTTTGTCGTTCGTCTGTAAAATAGTCCTCCTTTGTAATGCCGGGGGGCTTAATGACAGTACTAAAAGCTTTATCTGTTTTGATTTCTAAAGTTCGAGGCTCTATAGGAACGGCTGCTAATTCTACAGGGTTGCAAGTAGTAGGATCAGTACCATCGGTCTCCCAATCAAACACTATAATCCAACGATTGTTCATAACAACGTCTCCTCATCTGGTATTTTATATAAAGAATAGTGAGTAGTAAGTTCTGTATTAGCAAGTATGGGTTGTTTGGCAATTAATATTAGTACTGTTTCGTTGTTAACCAATTTACAGTTTGGCTCATTAGAATGGTTAATAAAACCGCCTAGCGGAGTGCGGATATAACCATTTTCAAAATCAGGATTTTCTACATGTGTAATCCCTAGATTATACCCTTCCTCTATACTACAAGTAGAAAAGAGGCCAAGACCATCTATATTAGATTTTTTAATTGTTACTTCTGAAGGTAAAGGTCTAAACATTATGTCCCTTTAAGATTAGAGGTACTTCCATTATCTTATCTAACATTCTAATACCTAGTACGTCTAATTTTAGAAGCCCCACATCTTCACAGCTTGGTCCTTCAAATCCTGCAAGAAGATCTGCTTCTCCTTTATTGGCAGACTTAACCATAGGACAAGTATCAGATATGGGTGAAGGAGATACTACTACTCCTGCCGCATGTTTAGACTGTATAATTTTTGTTCCTTCCATGCGTATAGCTTGTTCGAAAACTCTAGCCATTTTTCCTTCTAGTTTTCCATCGTCCCCTATTTCGCACCAATCTTTTAACTTTTCTTGTCTATTTTTCAAAGCCCATAGAATCAAAGAAGACTCCCCTAACTCCTCTTTCATGTCTTGTAATTCATCGGCAATTTTTGCCTCGTCCATGATATGCTTAGTAATTTCATTCTGCTCTGTAAATGATATATTACCTCTCGCTTGCATTACTCTTTTTAAAGCAGATCGCCCCTGCAATGTTTGATAGGTAACAATTTGAGCTACATTGCTTTTACCATACTTTTGTTTCATGTATGCAATAACCTTTTCTCTAGCTTGTTTTGGCACATCAATATCAATGTCTGGCATGGAGATTCTCTCGTCGGTATTTCTTCCAGCATTATAAAATCTTTCAAATACTAAATCATATTTAATAGGATCTATTTGAGTAATACCAATAAGATAAGATACCATACATCCTGCCGCACTTCCTCTACCGGGACCAGTTAGATAGCCTTCATGTTTACAATACTTAAGAATATCTTGAACAATTAAAAAGTAGCTTGACAGCCCCGCTTCTTCAAACACTTCCAGCTCTCTATTAACACGATTTCCATAATGTTCAAATTCTTCAGTATTCTTTTTTACATGACCCATTTTCTCAGCCCATCCCATTTTACATAAATATCGTAAATAATTTTTGGGATTGTATCCGGCTGGAGAAGAGAACTCGGGAGGATTGGGAGAGCCTACTATGTCGTATTGTTCACACATATCTGCAATGCGAATTGTATTTTCCAATTCATCGTCAGTATGAAATTGTTTCATGTCTTCATAAGAAGGGATATGATAATTATCAGAATTAAAAAACCATTTACTATCTTTTAATTTGCTCTGTTTAAATTCTTGATGCAGTTGACCTATGCTCTTTTTAAATGCCGTACAGATAAGCACCTGATGGTCCTCTGCGGATTCTCTAGTGGTATAGTGTGCATCAGGAGCCGCTACGCAAGGGATGCCGGTTTGTTTAGCAATCTCACGTAAACGTTCACCTACGATACGTACATCAGTATTTTTTGCAGAGTCTATTAATTGAATTTCAAGAAAGAAGTTGTCTTTACCAAACATGTTTTGTAAGCGATAAGCTGCTTCAGCAATAAAGCTGTCTGATTTGTTTTCAATAGCAACATTACCTAAATAAGACCCTAGATGACCGCTAAATGAAATAAGATTACCACCTGATGCAGCTTCTCTTAATTGATTAAAATCAACTCTAGGCTTATGATAGAATTGTTCAGAATTATTAGACTTAGAAACTAATTTTAAAATGTCTTTCCATCCCTGTAGATTTTTAGCCAAAACAATCTGATGTATAAATCTCTTATTTTCTACTGTTTTTTCCGTTGCATCCTTTTCACAGATGTATAATTCGCATCCTAGAATGGGTTTTTGAGAAGCATCTTTAAGAGTTCTACAGAAATCAACTGCTCCAGAAACAGTCCCATGATCAGTTAATGCACACGTATCAGTTTCTATTTGATTTAATCTTTTAGATATTTGACTTGTTTGTGAAAGTCCATTTAACAAGCTATATTCAGAATGGACATGCAATGGAACGTATTTCATTTCCTTCTCCTAAAGTTTCGTAATTCTGATATTGGCACATTGTAACAGTCGGCTTTAACCATAAACCCATTGGAGCGATCAATCTCTCCTCGATTAAGTTTTTCTGCCTTTTTAAAATATTCGTCATGGTCTAACCATCCCAAAACCCACGCCCTTCCCCATTTTCCCTTGACCCATTCTATGCGAACAAAAGCATACCTGTCACATTTCTGCTTAGTATTATACGCCGCAACTGAGCATTCGTAATGAGATTTTGGTGGGGAAGTGCATCTTTTAGTTTTTACATCATATTTAATATTTTTGTAAACTATATCGTAATTATAAGTATTACTAACCTCTCCTTTTATGAAGGCATTGGCAATCTCTTCTCCTAAAAATCCCGCGATATTCCCCTGACCACGAGTAATAGAATTTCTAAGCTTACCCATTTGACGGGCCTTAGTCCATGCTCGCTTTTTCATTTGTGGTGTTATTTTAACTTCTATCATTTTATCTCCTTAAAAAACCCCGCTTGAATCATCTTGGGTTTAAGCTAAGACGGGGGAAACTTACTTATAACGGATAACTCAAGAAACTGTGTTATACCTCTCCGGGGGCTTGATAAGTTCCAATCTGATGTTCTAGATGGGCCAAGTTTTTAGTAGTCCAATCGATACCGTATTTTTTAATCATATATCTAGTTTGTTCGCACTTAGTCATGGGTTGGCCATAGGGTGTTTTCTGTCGAGGACGATGCTCTTTTATAGATTCAACATGTGTGTCTTCAAAAGTACTCATACCTTGATGGCATAGTCTTGTACATTTCCATGACTGTGAGGGATCGATTTGTCTAATAATTTTAGGATCATCTGTATTTTTAATAAATGTAAATTTCTTCTTAAGCATTTCTTCTGTATCTTTTAAGTCTTTATCTTGGAAATGTAGTGTAAACGCACCGCCATCGTTAATAAAAATAATAGTGATTATAAAAGCAGATACTTGTGGATACATTCGCTTCATAGCATAATGATAGATACGTAGTTGGGCATCATTAAATAAGCTAGCCTGCGTTTTTTCCTTACCTGTTGCCCAATCTAATCTCCTACCTGTTTTCCAATCTATCATTTCATAAACCCCATCACCTAAATCAGTGACAAGGTCTATAGTCCCCTTCATACCAAGATTACCATTTAATTTTTGATCGTCTAAGTCATACGAATACTTTGCCCAATCCTCCTCAATGATAAAATCAAAATGGGGTTCTGCTGCTACAACGTTTCGGTTTCTTGGGTCAAAAAATCCGTCACTAAGTTGTAGAGCTTTCCACGCCCACAATTGGCAATCCTTCGCGTCTTTATCTGTCCACGTATGATGGGGAATACGACTGGTGTAATACTCGTAAACTCTAGCAGTGACCTTATTTAAATATTCGGGTTTGTAGTTGCTTGTACTTACTCTACCAATATGTTCATCTACAATAATCTTTTTACCGTCTTGCAATCCCTTTTTAGCAACTGCGCATATCTCTAAAACCTTGTGGACTATTGTACCCTTGTCCGCTTTTTTATTTGATGGTCCTCTCCACCCCAACGTATATTCCATGTAGTATTGCATCGGACAGAAACGATGGCAATTAAAAGACGATGATCTAAAATATACAACTGGAATCATTCTTATATTTTCCCTTTTATTCCATGTATAAGGAAATAACCTTCTGCATTAATAGCTTTATCATCAATTAATACATCAAAGTTTGGCTTATTACCAACGTTTAAACCGGTAAATTTAGCACCTGCGGATAGCAATTGGTTTTCAGTTAGTTCGAACCAATCAATACCGCTTGTCGTTCCTCTTGCTGTAAAATAATAAATTTCATGCCCTTTATCATATAGTTTATTAAAATGAGCTATACGTTCAGGTATCGGAGTATGCTTTGCATATTCTGTAGAACCTTTATAGGGTAAACTAAATACTGTCTCGTCTATATCAACGTAATATTTCATAATACTATTCCTATACTGTAATCTCCATAATATTATTTAAATGTTTTATAGCTAAATAAATTTGTTCATTTTGTTGGGGAATTGATAGATTAGTATTATCAATTACCGTATCACATAGATTGAAGCACTTATCTATATGGGTTTCGCTAGCATGTTGATCAGCTTGCTTGTATGGATTTCGTTTCAAGCCAATGACAAAACCCCCTTGGTCTTGGATAGCTTTAACTTCATTTTCAAATCTTATATCTGATACTAATGCAACTTCAGGATCTTCTTGTTCTATTTGCCTCATACAAGCATTAACCCAAACACTTGAATCAATACCACGGAACATATCAGTACCCACAAATTGTAACACTTCTCTAGCAGTCATAGGACCATTAGATGGCAGTTTAGAATTGTTTTTTGGCATATTTTCCCACATAATATGTGTGGGAGTATTTTTTTGATCGTCTGTACCAAAAACCCACTCTTCTTTTAGGCCTAATAATTCAATACATACCTTTTTTAATTTATCAGCAAACGCATATATTTTAATAAATTTACCCAGTTCATTATCAAAAAGATTTGCAACATCCACATGAGGGGCCTTAAATGAAAACCATTCTTTACCTGCAATGTGTTCATCGAAAATATCAGTCAGTTCGATTTCACCCTTCTCAGTAAGTCGAGTGGACTTACTAATACCTAATTCAGCAAGTTTGGCTGCTAAGATGAAATTACAAGCTGTATTTTTACCCGATTGTTTCTTACCTGCAAATCCTATAATTTGAGTCATGACGGGTTAGTTATCCTTTTTAAAGTTGAAATCATTCCCTCTGCATTGTCAATAGAGTTGAGCAATTTAATCACTTCTTCTACAACGTCTGGATGTTCCGCGACACCGACAGAGCTATTAAGATATGCATTAAGATTTGCTATAGACCTATTTCGTTGAGCTATAAAATGCGATTCCACCGCACCAAATATTGATTGTTGAGTCCTCTGTTGTGGAGACAAACTTTGTGGTGATGGTATATTGGGTGGTTGTTGAGGTTGAGGGGAAGTGGGGAATTCGTCTACATTGTCATTCATTGTAAAACTATCAGCCATAAGATTCTCCTAATTTAGAAATTAAAGGTTTGATATCGTTGGTTACTACATCTACATTCATATCTCCTATATCGTTTGTTTTCAATTTGGGAAAATATAAACGGTA